TTATCTTCTTCCTCCTGCGTGTATATCTAATCTAAATGTTCCTAACTTCCAATTAGAATCTATAGCTGTATTAGATATGGTTAATGCTACAGCTCTAGCTCTAGCTCTTGTATCAATTTTTTTAGTACTTGTTGTAATTGTAAAAGGACCGAGTGATGAACTTGCAGAAGTATCATTAGGATAATCTCTTAAATCTAATTGAACAATAGTGTTTCCTGTTTGAGAAATAAAGTCAGGAACTACTCTACTTACTCTCATTATAAATTCTCCATCTCCTCTTAAATCTGCAAGAGAAGTTGCTGCACCTCTAATAACTTTTTGAGTAATATCATAATCACCTGAAGTTATATTGGCTGGTATAGCAGTGGTACTACCATCACTAATTTGATTTGTTCCAGTTTCATGTTCATAATAAATAGTGCTTCCTTCTGTATTTCCTTCAACATCAAACGAATCATCATTACTGGCATTATAAGCTGTTGCATGAGGTAAACCAAATACTGCTGAGTCTTGCCAAGTAGTTCTTTTAAATAATGTACTTGCATTTGTATACCAAATAGGTCTTTCAAAAGTAGAGTCTAGATAACTATACATAACTGATCTATCCGTAACATTGGAAGTAGATGTTGGATAAAACCACATTACTTCTCCAAACAAGTTATTAATTCCACAGTATACTAATTGATTCGATGTAGTATTTAAATCATCGTAAACATAGTCTTCAACTAAACAGTCCATAGATTCTAATTTACCAGTGTACCTAAAGAAACCATTATCAGACATCCAATACGCAGCACCATCAACTTCAACCGCTGCATTCATTCCAATCAATCCACAGTTAGTTCCAACTTGTTCATAGGCAAAAGTAAAAGGACTTCCAACAAATCTCATGGTAAATAAAGATGTATCAGTCCATACGTAAAGAGCATTTCTACCAAGTTTAGCTCCCATGATCCGTGATCCGGCGGCCAGTCTTTGTGTACCAGCACTATTGGTTGCAGTCGGTGCCCATGTATTTATATCTTCTTGGTCCGAGAACCTTATAAACATTTCATCTTGAGTAGCTGTGTTTCCAATTGTAGTTTCTGTACCAAATAAAACTAAGTGACGATCAGGTGTTGATACTAACATGTCACGTGACGCGGTTGGTGCACCAGTTACAATCGTTGCTCTTGTTCCTGTAGGATCTGTTGCATTTGAATCCCATTCAAATACAGGACCATTATGAATTAAAGCAATAAGAGTTCCACCTAAATTATCTAATGACCATAATCCAGGGTCAGTAACTTTGTCTGTGTTAGATGCTGCTGATCCCCATCCAGTCCAACTAGATGTATTGGTAACAGTGGCTCCTCCGCTATGAGCAGCTCTAGTTGATCCTCTAGCAGCTCTAGTTATACCAGTAAAACTTGTTGCTGTTACACCTGTATAAGAAATTTCTTCACTACCTACTTGAAAATAATTAGTTCCTGAAGAAGGAAAACCTGTAGTACTTCCAACATTAACTGTTGTTCCTGATCCACCTGTTCCAAAAGCATTGTCTCCTAAACCTGGAGCTGTTAATGTAGTCGTTGTAGAACCTAATACTTTACCACCCCACAATGATATACCAAAACCATAAGCTCCAACCTGTTCAGGTGGTCCTACATGGTAGTATCTAAAATAAGTAATTCCTCCAGAAGTAGTAGCTCCACTTCCTGTTTCATTACCTGTATCAACTGTAATTTTAAAATTATCTGCGTCAACAACTTCAGTAACCATAAACTTTTTGTCACAAAAAGTAGTTGATGAATAATTAGAATTAGTAATTGCACTAAAAGTAGATGCGTCGCCAAATAAACATATGTCTCCAGCTACAAAACCATGAGATGAAGCTGTAATAGTTACAACGTTTTGACCGTTAGTAGTGCTAAATGCATTAGAAATAGCTGTTCCTGATGGATTAACTAGTGGGTGAATGTCATAATAAACACCACCTGTGTAAGCATATAAAATTCTGTTTGTTCCAATGATGGCATATTTTTGAGAGTCATTACTTACCATATGATGCGATGCTCTGGCCACACCAGTAAGTTTACTTTCTCCTAATTGCTTCCATCCCCCTATTTTTTCTGGAGTACCATATCTAAAACGAACGTTTTCACCACCTGTCCATTGAGATTCTGCTCCGGTAGGTGTTACTTGTTTATTAAATCCTGGTAAAAAAGCTATTTTTTGTAGCATATAAAAATCCTTTTCTAACTTTTATATCAGATTTATGGGGAATTCAAATGGTTAAAGCAGAGGGAATCTGTGGTGGATCATCCCCCTGCAAGCCTATCTTATAGACTATTTTTTTGGTAGTGTAAAGCCTTTATACCAAGCAGGTAAACCTATAAAAAGTCTTTTATCAAATGCATTTTCTTTAGCCATTTTTGATCCTGCTTTATTATAATGTAAAAAAACTTGTCCACAATCTTTACCAGTAAATTCTTCTCGCCAATGTTCTAAATCACAACCAGAATATATTAACATGTCACCTGGTTTAAGATCTACTTTAATACCGGCCTGACCTTCTTTACCTGTAGGGTCTAAATAAATTGGCCATTCATCTCCACCTAAATTTAAAGTAGTAGATATTTCACATGAATATCTATCTTTGTGTCTAGCTAATACATCTCCTTTTTTATAAATCCTTGCATAAGAATAGGTTTCACTTAATTTTAATTTTGTTTGTTTCTCCATCACAGGTTTTACTTTCTGTAATAATGTTTCCATTACTAAATCTCCATAATGAGAATATGTATTAGGGACTTGGTGATCATTCCATATTCCCCAGTACTCAGTAAATGGTGATATGTATTTTTGATCAAATAAAAATCTAGCTACCTTTCTTTTATTTAAAAAATAAGCGTAACAAAAGTCAGCCATTTCTTTATTAATAACTCCTTTTAAAACTTGATATTTATTTTTTTTGAACGACATTTAATACTCCTTTTGGTATAGCTTGACAGTTAAAATGAATAAATCTAAATGGTTCATACCCCATATCAACCGTATACAGATGTGGCATATAAGATGGAAAAAAAATTAATCTTCCTGGTTTAACACTATAATTAATTTGACAACTTGCATGTGTAACTTTTGTTTTATCTTTTTCTGGCAAAAGATTCATCATATTTCCAGCTCGAGGATCTTCAAATAATGGTCGAGAAGTTTTTTCACTAGCTTTTAAAAAATAAAAACCTGAAATGTGACCATTCCAATGAGTATGTAAAGCATGGTGGCCACCACCTTTTTTAGCAAATTCCTGTACCCAAAGTTCTGTAGTAAATACTTCAAAACCACTTAAATCAAAACCCATTTCACCTAATAAATTATAAGATGTTGCACCTATATAATTTTGTAATTGTAAAAAATTAGGATCACCTATTAAAGATGTTGAATGAAATACATGACCCATATCTCCTTTGTCACCTAACTCTTTATTTCTTTTATCAATGTCTTTTTTTAAATTTTTCTTTGAGTCTTCTATGTATTTATCAGATGCTTTATTTAAGTCTTTAACAAATTCTGGAGCGTCTGCAAACCATATAGGACATTTAAAAAATTCTTCTAAATTTAATTGGTTGGGAAAACTTAATTGAGTCTTCTTTTGTTTTCGTTGTTTTTGTTTTAATTTTTTATTTTTCATTTATATGGCCATCCTAAATTCCAAATAACTAAACTATGTCTTGTTCCTTTTTTAACTGGACATACTCTATGCCAAACAAAACCAGGAAACACTACTAAAGATCCTTTAGGTAATATTTCTTTACACTTTCTAATGTTGGGTTTTTTATCAGGATCTTGATCTCTAAAATCAAATTCTAACTCACCGCCTTTATAATCTTTTGGATCTGATAAAGTTACAGTAACAGATAACTTTCTAATTTTACCATTTGAAGGATCGCCTTCCTGTCTTTGATAAGGTTTATTCCAACCATCACAATGCCAATCGTAAAATTGACCTTTAGTATATTTAGTAAATTGACAGGCTTCTGAAAAATCCCATTGAAAATTCCAACCAGCCTCTTTATTTGCTTGATGAATATATGGTTGTATTTCTTTATATACCCATCTATCACTCATCCAAACAATATTAGAATCTCTTTTTTGTTTTAAATCTTTTATTTCTTTTTGATTTAATTTTTTATCACCATATCCACCGGTAACTGCCATTTGATCTTGTATGGATTTACCATACTTAACAATGTCATCACAGATACGTGAAGGGACTGCTGATTGAAAATAGTAGTAATAATTTGTAAGTTGCATATGTCTTTATGCAATTAATATAACATTTATTAAGAAACTGTCAATGTTCCAGTAACTGTAAACGTAGCTAACTTATCACCACCTGGGTGAGTTGATGTAGCATTTGTTCCTGGAGACACACCGAATGTAACTGCACTTGGTCCTCTAACAATAACTATACCTGAACCACCACTTCCAGAATTTGCTGTTCCACCAGGTCCATTGTCATTTGCAGCTCCACCTCCGCCACCACCAGTATTAGCAGATCCACTACAACCTGGATCTGTTGAAGGAGAAGTTGCGGATAAACCACCTCCACCTCCACCACCGGATCCACCAGATCCAGCAGAAGCAGTTTTGTTATCACCTTGGGCTGCACCACCTCCACCACCTGCGTATGTAGTAGCTGGTCCTAAAATTGTATTAGGTGCACCTGCACCTCCATTTCCGCCTGCACTTGGAGGAGCGTTACCTCCAGCTGCTGTAGCTCCACCACCTCCACCACCGGCAAAAACTCCTGGAACAGTAGCTTCATTAAATCCACCTCCACCAGCATTACCTTGCGGTGGACTAACAGGAGGAGTGTTACCAGCTGCACCTGGGGGTCCACTTGTAAAAAGTTTACCACCACCAGAACCACCTGTAGTATTTTGCATTCCTCCACCTGCTGAAGTTATAGTTGAGAATGTTGAAGCATTACCAGGGCTTTGATTTGGACCACCAGCACCACCTGATCCACCAGCCCCTACTGTAATTGAATAACTTCCTTTTTCAATTTTTAATGATGAACCTTGTAATGGGCTTGGACCATATCCTGATGCACGATAACCACCAGCTCCACCTCCACCACCTGCTCTATTACCTCCAGCTCCACCACCGCCAGCACCACCGCCGGCAACTACTAGATAATCTAAATCATATAAAAATACGGGCCATGTTCCTTCAGACTTGGCACTAAATTGACTTTGCATTGACCACACACCACTTGCTCTATTTAATTCTTTTATTACAGCTATTCCTGATCCACCACTTGTTCCAGGATAAGCGGGAGGATTATTTACTCTTCCACCGCCACCACCACCAGTATTTGCTGTTCCATTTACTGCTGCTACTGCAGGAGAATTTCTTTGTCCTTTACCACCACCGCCTGCACCACCACATCCACCGGCTTGGTTATCATTAATTGATCCTGCTCCACCTCCACCACCAGAAAACGTACAACTTGATAATGGTGAAGCACTTGAACCAGCTGCTCCATCTCCACCTTTAGAAATACTTCCATTAGAGCCTGTTCCGCCAGCTCCACCTCCGCCACCACCAGCATGACCAGGTCCATTGTTTACACCTTGTCCACCAGGGTTTCCTTGAGGGGGACTTACAGGAGGGACATTACCAGAATAGTTTACCTGAGCATTATATGCTCCACCACCACCTGATCCTCCTTCTCCATATTGTGGGGCGCTATAACTTAATGTTGTACCAGCACCACCACCACCTGCTGCAATAGTTTCTCCACAAATTGTTGCAATAGATGTATCGTTTCCTAGATTAGGGGCTGCATTATATCCAGCACCAGCTCCACCTGCTCCAACTGTTACGGATAAGCATCCAGAAGCAACTTGAATATTACTAACACATCTGTAACCACCACCGCCACCACCACCACCAGCTACTGTTCCTCCTGCTCCACCTCCAGCAACAAGTAAAGCTTGAACTTGTCTAGTTCCTGGTTGAAGAGTTAATGAAGATGTAGAAGTTTTAGATGTAGTAGTACACTTACCAAAAGAAGATTGGTTAATTTTACCGAGTATACCGCCATTTGATCTGGCCATTTGAGTCTCCTATTCGGACACCCAAGCTGTGCCATTCCAGTCGTAAACTGTAGGTGTTTCCGTGTTGTCGTCTGATTTTGTTGCTTCCCAACCTTTAGTGTTGTCAGCGTCGTATTTTGTTTCGTTCCAAGAAATCATATACATAACAGCACCTTCTTCTGTAACTGTTGGATATGTAATTGGTGCTTGCCAATCATCGCTTGCATCTAAAGACCAAGATGCAAAAGGTTGCTGAGATATGAATTTATCTTTTGAAGAATCATATACCATTCCTTTTCCTGCGTATTGTTTTCTAAAATTATTATTGTAAGAAGTTTGTTTCCAACTTCCACCTTTAAAGAAATTTGAACACCATGTTTCTCCATCAACATGCATGTCATTATCTCCAAGAGTTGCGCCGCCTGCAGCAATATCATTGCCTACAACAACTACTCTTTCTACTACTTTGTGAGTATCCGACGTAAAACCTGTTGGGTCCGTCTTTTCTTTTAATTCTGCGAAATGTGCCATATTTATACTCCTTAAATTTATATTTTATATTTTAATTTTAACTTATTGTCAACGTACCAGA